TGACATATCACCTTATACGCCCCAGATATTCATTCTACAGATTTTTTAAGTCAATGTAATGCTTCTCATGGCATTTATGGCAGCCTTTAACTATGAAATATGGCGCTGTTGGACCGCTATATTGACGTATTTGACCCTTCATAACGGTAGCAAAATAATCAATCTTGATAATCTGCTTATACGTCTTCCATTCATGATCACAGCCGTTTTTATTCTTACGTAATAGTCTAAGTTGTTCTCGATCTGCTTTAGCTCTATTAATCCGTTCAATAAGTTTACGTCTGGCTGCTTTAGCGTCAAATGTCATACGCCTGCCTTTTTACAGAGGAACGAGAATAGGCGTGCTGGCTGTTGACCACGTTGAGCCTCCTCTACCAGTTGCCAAACTCTATATTCTGGCAATTTCAACGCCACCTTACAGTAGAACGAAAAATAGTCGTGATTATTGAATTTATCGCAAAGCTGATACGCAATAGATTCAGCTCGACGTGTCTTTTGCCACTTGTCCATCGGCTTTTTATCATCCGACGCAACTAAACAATTGTAATTGGTATTGAGATTGGGATTTCTTTCAGGAAATCTTTTAGATTGAGATTGGGATTGCAATTGATGCGTTTTCACCTCTGTTAACCCTCCAAATTTTAAGCCAAAAGCTAACTAGCACCATTACTAGCTCTGGCGTTTTACGTTTCCGAGGAGTTTTCCACAAGTCCGTAGTGCTAAGGGCTTGACAGAAAAATCCTATTTTTTTGGGAATATAAAAAATCCCCCT